GGGCTGCGCCGAAGGCCCGGGCGACCAGGCCAGTGCCCCGCAGGGCCGCTCCCGGGATGTTGCCCAAGCTGGGCAGCGCGGCCAGGTTGCGGCCGAGGTCGTTGTTCAGGATGTTGCCTTGCGAGCCATCCGCTGCTGGGGCCTGCCGCTGGCCACCGGTTGGGATCTGACCCACCAGAGCGTCACGTCGGCGGGCTTCTTCGAGGAAAGGATTGGTGGCCATGAGCGTTCCTTGGTTGCTTCATGGCAGTGTGCGGATATGCTCTCGGCGCGTCGAACCCCAGTGGGGGCATCAGTAATCAAACCGAGGACCGCATGGCATTCATCAACTCCGCAGATCTTCAAGCCCTGCAGCCGTGGGCGCCAGTAATTGCTGCCTCAATCGCAGCTGGCGTCGGAGCGTGGGTTGCGCATAAGTTCGGCAGGATCCAGGAAGACATTGCACGAAGGCAGGCTGAGACAGCCGCGCAAGCGGCGAAGACCGCACGCACCAAATTGCGTCTTGATCTTTTCGACAAACGCATCGCTGTGTATGAGGCTGCAAACGCCCTGATCAAAAAAGCAGCTCGACGACAGCGTATTACCGACGACGATAGATACGAATTCTTTCAGGGGACCAAAAGTGCGGTTTGGCTGTTTGACGAAGAGACTGCGCGCTACATAACTGAGACCATCTTCGCTCATGCGTTCGATTTGGTGTTCGTGTATGAACAACTCGATGAAGTTGTTGACGAATTAGAGCGTAAGGCGCTACGTAAGCAACGCCTGGAAATGCTAGACGAGTTCGAAAAGATCGGCAAGAAACTCATCGAGCTCATGAATCCATTCTTCCGTTTCGATGAAAAGGCAGACTAGGGCACTCAAAGCACTAGGCCAGCGGCCCCGGCACAGCCACCTCGCGCGACCGCACCCATTCTTCATTGCGCCCGCTGGCCTTGCGCCCGAACTCTTCCTCGAAGCGGCGCAGGCAGACAGCGGCCTTGGCATCGTTATACAGCTCGGTGTCCTGGGTGCTGTAGGCCCGGTAGAGCATCCATTCGACCAGGGCCTTGTGCAGCTCTGGGCGGATCTCGGGCTTGTCGATGTCGCAGCGCAGGGGCTTGAGGGGCAGCCGCTGGACGGTCAGCCGGATCTCGCCGGCTGCTGCTGGCGTAGGCCACAGGTGCAGCCGGCCCGTGGTCATGCCGGTGATCAGGCGCTGCGGCACGTCCTGGCGTTCCTGGAACTGCCAGCCCGGCATGGCGCAGTCCATCTCTTCCGCGCTGAGCACTTCCACCGCCTGGCCGGCCACGAAGGCGCGCAGTACGCGCACCACCTGCGGGGCCAACGCCACGGACTCGTCGCCCGCCCCGAACGCCACCTTGCACATGGGAGAGGTGGAATCGCGCAGCAGCTGGGCGCGGCGGCACGCCTCCTCCTGGGCCTCGTTGGCGTAGATCGTCAGGATCGGGTTCCGGCACAGCGGATCGGGCTCGGCATCGTCGGCCTGGGCTCGATACAGCTGGATCATCTCCTGGAGGTTCATGGCGGGCCTCGTGTCGCGCTCAGCGGGCCTCGGCCAGCACGCCAATCAGCCAGTCGCCGCCATAAGGGTTCGCATCGCGCACCACGCTGAAGGGGAAGCGCAGGCTGTGCATGGGATGCAGGTGGTTCATTGCCTCGCCCAAGCGCTCGTCCAGCGTCTGGCCGAAGTCGGTGCGTTTGGCGCGGGCCAGCACCTCGATGTACTTGCGCTTGACCTCGACAGGATGCCCGCGAGGAATGAACTGGTTCACGCCGTTGACGCCGACTTGCACGAGCTTGGGGTCGTCCGGGTCCTGAGACGGGTTGACCACGATGGTGACCAGCTCGTTCATGAAGGCCTCCATCTCCAGAGCGCCGATGGGCAGGGGTTTGTCGACCACATCAATGCCGCCGTGGCCGCCGATCTCGCCCAGGGTGCGTGTGTCCTCGGGGCCCAGGTACTCGGCGCCGGCGTCGATTTGTCTGCGTGTTGCCATGTGAATGTCTCTTTGAGGTTGGGGAAGGTGGCAGGCGGTGCGCCCGCCACCCGGATGAACCCGTCGCCTGAACAGTCAGGCTGCGGGCCGGCACTTACAGGGCGGAGACACCAGCCTCCACGACGGCCATCCAGCCCTCGTTCAGCAGCATGCACTGCATGTAGAACTTGGCGCCCACGTAGCCGCGCTGGCCCAGCGGATCGCTCTTGTCCTTCACCCCGGGCGGGATGTAGGTCGGGTCGATGGAGTCGGCACCACGCAGTGCCAGCTGGCCCCAGGCTTCCTCGCCGACCATGATGAACGGGTAGACGTCCACCTTGGTCGCGCCCATCAGGCCGGTGCTGGCCACATCCGCACCAGCGGCCAGGTACGGCGCCAGTTCAGGACTGGTGATGAAGCGGAAGTTCTCGCAGGAGCCGATTTCCTGGGCGTGCACGGGCTTGCGGCTGCCGTAGGCGCTGACGTGCACGAAGCCTTGCAGGTCGCGGATGTCGGCCTCGGCGTCCGTGTGCACGAAGACCAGGTAGCTGGCTTCCACGGGCTTGGTGGCGATGTTGATGCTGGGCGCCAGGATGCCGGTCACCCGCTTGGCGTGGTTCGCCTGCAGGTTGCGGCTGACCTTGCGCAGCAGGTTCAGCGTGATCTTGGCCGACACCGTGACGCGGCTGGATGCGGCGGCGCCAGCGTAGAACACATTGGTGCAGGACTTGATGACGCCGTAGCGGATCATCTCGCGCAGCAGCCCCACACGTTCACCGCAGTGCTTCTTCATCTCGGCAGGCACGTCGTCCTCGTAGGTGTCCACCACCTGGTCGGTGAGCTGGTAGAGGCAGCCGTACTGCTTGATGGTGACGGTGATGTCCTGCGGTACCAGCGTGTCGGCCGTGGGCGTGACGCCTTCGGTCAGCTCGTGGGAAGCAGCATTGACTGCGGGGCGATTGCGCGTGTTCCAGTCCGTGTTCGCGGCGCCGAACGGCAGGTAACGGCGATACACGACGGTGCGGCCGTTGTTCTTCGGCAGTGCGCGCTGCAGGCCGGTGATGCCCAGCACTTCCGTGGCCACAGCGTGGGCCAGGATCTCGCCCTTGAGTTTGCCGATCCGCTCCGCTGGGGCGGTCGTCTGAAATTGAGCCATGTTCCTCTCCTTGCGGGCTTACTGCCCAAGCACCGCCTTGAAGGCGGCTTCCATTGCGTCCATTTCGGTCGGCGCGGTCTGGGGGCGCGGTGCGTTGCCGCTGGGTGTGACGGCGGCCTTGAGCCGTGCCTGCCCCTTCGCGGCCTTGTCGGCGGCGGTGGCGCGGGCGTTGGTCCATGCGTCGTACTTGCCCAGCAAGGAGCCCATGCCGTCGGCCGTGGCCTCTTCGGCGAACTCCTGCTGCACCTGCTCTCCCTGGGAGGTCAGCCACAGGTTGAATTCCTGTGAGTCGATCTTTTCGCGCCAACCTGCGTTTGTGCGGTCCAGCACTGCCATCTCCACCACCATGGGGTCGAGCTCGGCCTGAGCTGCATGTGCGCCGCCCGTGGCCACGGGTTGCTGCACTTCAGCCGGCGGGGCTTCCTGGCGGGGTTGCTGGCCTGCGACCATGTGGCGAACCAACTGCACGACATCGGGGTAGTCTTGCTCCAGCTGCTTGAGCTCCGGAGGCAACTCGGGCGCCGGGGCTTGGATGCGGCTGTTGAGTTCGCCGATCTTCCCGTTGGCCTTGCGCAGCTGCTGCTCGAGCGTTTCCACCTTGGCAACACTTCCCAGCAGGCGTTTGAGCTCGCTTTGCTTGTAGCCCTCGAACACCACGGGGTCGTCATCGACTGCTGCCTGCACCGGCTGGGCTTGCTGCCCCTCGGGTGCGGGCGGCGCATCGGAGCCGTCCTGTGGTGCAACGCTGGCATGGGGCTCTGCGGCTGCGGGCGCTGGTGCGGTGGCTTCTGCAGTTGCCGGCGCGGGCGCTGCACCAGCCTCGGCCGATGCATCCGAAGATGCTGCGGCGGGGGCCGGCGGCGGTTCCGTTCCGGTCACGCTGGCAAAGGCCTGCTCGAAAGCTGCCCGCTCTTGTGCCTGTTCCTGCTGTTGTTGCGGATCCATGCGTCATGCACTCCTGTGTGTCATGCCAAGGTCAGTAGCTTTCGCCACCAGCGTCGGCGGGTTGTGCCTGGGCTGACGGGGCCAGCGCAAGCAGTTCTTTCCAGGCCGCGATGCGCCCACGCAGTTC